ATTACCCGTATCTAGAATAAGACCGCCTCCGCCTTTAGTATTGCTTGCAAAAGAATGAGCTGCTGCCGTTACTGTACAGGGTCTATCAAGCTCTATTGCTGAAGCATCTTCAGAGCCTGATGAGTCAAATCCTACTCTTTTTACTTTTGCTATAAAAGCACCTGTCGATGATAAATACATAGAATCACCTACCTCAGCTGTAGCGTCCCCATCCATATCTATAAACGTCCCTGCAGTAACTCCTGTAGCGACAGTATCTGCTGCAGTTGCGTGCGAAGCTGATATTGTGTTTATAAACCTGTCTGGATCTTCAGCGGTAAGGATGTCAAATTCAGTTGCTGCTAAACACTGAATAGCCACTACAACCATTCCGTTAGGCGGAACTAAAATTCCTGCGTCGGTGTCTAAAAATGCGCTACCATACTGACCGAAAGCCACTTGGTTTGCTACTGCTTGATTTGATAATGTTGCCATGTCTTTATATTATTATGCTACTGATGTGTTACTTACAGCTGGATTATCGAATCCAAATACTCCGTATTCAATTAACTGATTAGCTCTAGTTCCGTAAACCTCAAACTTTCCATCTATTGCAACAGGCAGGAACATAAACTCACCGCCTCCGATCTTAGCAAAGTCATCGTTACCAATAGCTTCGTTGTATATGTATATATAATTTTCTAGCTCTTCGTCTAAATTACGAACAAACAAATAAGCTCTTTCTAGTTTATCATTTGCTTCATAAAGTCTAAGTGTTGCCGTACTTCCGTCAGCAACTGTTGAAATAACCCTAGCTCTTATTAGACTACCAGAGTCAGCTCTAAGGCTAGAAACTACAGATAAATTTAATGGAGACGATAAAACGTCTGAGCTAGATAGAGTTAGTGTTGCTTTTACTGTTGCCATTATTCGTGAATTAATAAATACTCTAGCGTCATGTCGGTATGAACGCTTGGTAAAATATATATGTCTGACGCTGATTTTGTTCCAGGTGTACTTGTTCCTACCGTTATAGTAGCATTACTCCCAGCTAAATCGACAATAGTAAATTCTGAATCATCAATCTCAATATCAGCTCTTGAGTGTCTAGCAGTAAAAGTTACAGTGTCTGTAGAAACGCTAGTTGTCCAGTTAGGGTAGTGAGCCGCATCCATAGCAGCAGCTAATTCATTCTTACCAGATCCTGCAGAAATAATTTCAACGCCGTCAAATTTAATAGAATCTCCAGCCGCCCACGTTCCAGTTATTTGACAAGTCATAATCTCTTTAGTTCCAGCTACGGCATTCCACGGGAAAAAAGCAAAATCACCAGCATACAGCCTACCTATTTCAGTTAAAGCATTTGCTGGAATGTGTGTTTCACCACCCCTGTCTCCTGTTAAGTAAACTGTAAAATACTCAGTAGCTATTTCAGACATGTTTCTTAGGTAAACTTTATTAGCCCCGTTTGAGGTGTAGTCATCACCTCGGAAAAGAACAGTTGCTTCAATC